GATGACGGTATGTATGGTAAGATTGTTGATCGTACAATTGCTTAGTAAGTAATTTTACAAGATTAGCCCACCCATAAAACGGTGGGCTTTTCTATTTGATATAATGGTTTAATGGCCACAAAAGTTTATGAAGAAAATGTTATAGAATTAATCGACGGTACAGAAATAACAGTTGGCCCATCAAAAATAAAATACCTAAGAGGTATATTAGACAGTTTTAATAAAATAAATAAAGATAGCACAGAAGATGAAGCCATAGAGATGATGGTTGAGTCTGTTAGAATTGCAATGCAAGAGTTTTATCCATCTATTTCTGATTCAGTAGAACTAATAGAAGATAACTTAGATATAAAAACAGTATATAAGGTTTTGGAATATTGTGCTGGAATAAAGATAAATATCAATCAAGAAGAGACTGTTGAGAATCAAGCAAAATCTCAAAGCGATGGATCAAACTGGCAAGACTTAGATCTTGTAAAATTAGAGTCTGAGGCTTTTTTAATAGGTGCTTGGAAGAACTTTGATGATTTAGAAAACTCTATATCAATGCCTGAATTACTATCTTTGTTAGAAGTAAAGAGAGAATTAGATTATGGTGATAAAAAATTTGCGGCGGCAATGCAAGGAGTAGATCTTGATAAAGATAAAAATGATAATGCTTGGGAAGATATGAAAAAAAGAGTATTATACAATGGAAAAGACGCCAATGACATAACAAACCTTCGTGGAGCCAAAGCACAGAAAGCAGGGTTTGGCATTGGAAATGGTTTGGGGTATGAAGAGGTTGTTGGTTAAAATATAGGTCCTCTGTGATATAATTAAGGTTAACCTTATAAGGAGGAAAAATGGCAACTACTGTTAACGAAGAAAAAACAGTTACGCTTATTGACGGCACAAAAATCAAAGTAAGACCACTGAAAATTTCTCTCCTACGTCCTTTCATGAAGAAATTCGAAGGTGTAGCAGCGGTCGCAGAAGATAACGAAAAATCAATGAACATATTAATGGAATGTATTCAAATTGCAATGAAACAATACAAACCAGAACTTGCAGAAGACTTAGCAGCGTTAGAAGAAAATATGGATCTTCCAACGGTATATCAGATTATAGAAGAAGCATCTGGAGTTAAATTAGCAGATGCAGCACTTCTTAATAATCTACCATAAAAACTAAATAAAGAGGTACTAATGAATGGCTGATGTAGAGTCCAATATAAAAATTGGTATTGACACTGGTGAAGCGTTAACGCAATTAAAAGCGTTACAACGCCAGATATCAGCCTTTCACACCTCAATGGCAAAAACAGGTGCTGCAGGTGTTGCAGTATCTAATAACCTTTCTCAAAACCTAGCAAATCAAATAAACGCTGGCGGCAAATTCTATGCCGAAATGAAAAAGATCAGAACAACTACTGACGCATTTAATACAGCATTAGAAAAAAACCAACTCTCAATGAGAGAGTACTTTAGGTATACTGGTGCTTCCACAAGAACTTTTGGAAAATTATTTAAATCTGAATTTGACACTATTAATAAAGTTGCAAGAGAAAATGTAAAGACATTACAAACCCAATATATTAAAATGGGTAGAGATGCAAGCGGTGCTCTTAAAGCAATGTCGGTTCGTCCATTAACTTTGGACATGAATGATTATGGCACAAAGGTGGCAATGGCTGCTCAACGCCAAGCATTACTTAATCAATTATTAAGACAAGGGTCTACAAACCTATTAAACTTTGGTAAAAATACACAGTGGGCTGGTCGTCAACTTATGGTTGGTTTTACAGTTCCATTATTATATTTTGGTTCTGTTGCAGCAAAAACATTTATGGATTTAGAAGAGCAAGCAATTAGATTTAGACGTGTTTATGGTGATCTTTTTACAACAAATACAGAAACAACAAAAGCATTAAAAGATGTTCAAGCACTTGCTAATGAGTTTACTAAATATGGTGTAGCAGTAGCAGATACCATGAAGATGGCTGCAGATGTTGCAGCAACAGGTAAAATGGGAACAGACTTGCTAGAACAAATAAGTCAAGCAAATAAGTTGGCTGTACTTGGTGGAATTGATCAACAAAAATCTCTTGATACTATTATTTCTTTAACATCCGCTTTTGGAAAAGAAACTAAAGCATTATCAGAAGATATTAACTTCCTAAACGCAGTAGAAAACCAAACTATTCTTAACATTGATGATTTAACAACTGCAATTCCTAAAGCAGCACCAGTAATTAAACAACTTGGTGGAGATGTTCAAGACTTAGCATTCTTTATGACTGCAATGCGTGAAGGTGGTATTCAGGCTGGAGAAGGTGCTAACGCATTAAAGTCTGGTCTTGCATCTATGATTAACCCAACTGATAAAGCAGCAAAAGCACTTGGTGCAATGGGTATAAATATTAAAGGTATTGTTGAAGCAAACCAAGGTGATGTAAGAAATCTTGTTATTGGTATGGCTACAGCATTTGATCAATTAGAACCATTAAAACGTGCTCAAGCAATTGAACAGTTATTTGGCAAGTTTCAGTTTGCTCGTATTTCTACATTGTTTCAAAATGTTATTAAAGAAGGAAGCCAGGCTCAAACAGTTGCTAAATTAACACAAGCAACTACAGAAGAGTTGGCTATTTTATCTGAAAGAGAATTAAAAAAGGTAGAAGATTCTCCTTTGTATAAATTTAAAAAAGAAGTTCAAGATCTTAAAACAGCAATTGCTCCTGTTGGTGCAGAATTCTTAAAAGCCTTAACTCCAATTGTTAAATTTTTTGGTAATGTATTTGAAAACTTTAATAATTTTGGAGACGGTACAAAGAAAGTAATGGTCTTATTAACAGCAGTGTTAGCAGGTATAGGTCCATTAGCATTGATGTCATTTGGTTTGTTGGCTAACGGTATTGCTAATATAATTAAAGGCTTTACTGCAGTAAAATCATTATTTAATAAAACTGGAAGTTCTACTCAACATTTGGGTGAGCAAACTAGTTATTTAACACAAGAACAATTAAGAGCAGCATCTGTTGCTGCATCATTAGATCAAGCACATATGAAGTTAACACAAAGGTTTACATCTGAAGCAACAGCAGTTAGAAACTTATCAACAGCATATCAACAAGCAATAGCAACACAAAGCATGTTTGGTTTGGGTGCTGTTAGAGGTAAAGGTGGTACTGCTCAACAACCAAAGGGTTATGCAAAAGGTGTGGTAAGTGTTCCAGGAAGTGGTACTGGAGATAAAGTTCCAGCAATGCTTTCTCCAGGAGAAGCAATTATTCCTGCAGCAAATGCAAAAGCAAATCCAGCATTAGTTAGTGCATTAGTTAGTGGAAAGATAAAAGGTTATGAAGGTGGACTAGACCCAGTTGGAAAAGGATACAAAAATGCTACCTTGTTTATGCCACAAGTTTTAAATAGAGCGGCTGGCGGACAGATTGGTGCACCAACTGCAGAATTAGTTTCATATTTTAAAAATGCAGGAGGAGCAGCAGCAGCACCCCTGTTGGCAGTAATGGCCAAATCAATGGGAATGAAAATAAATGACCCTAAAATTCAAAGTCAGTGGGCTTCAATTGGTGGACAATTAATTATTAATGCAACAACTGCATTAGAAAAATCTGGTATGCAATTTGTTAAAGATGAAGACTTAGAAAAAATAGTTGTTCCAGCAATGAGAAAAACTGCTCAAGGACTTAATGTTGCAGGTAAAGAAATTGCTACTGCTTTTAATATGGCAATTACAGAAATTCAAACGGTTGGAAGAGTGGGTGATCCAGGAGGTACAAGTGGAGGTACTGGAAGAACTGGTCTTTCATCTAATTCATATACACGACAAAGAGCAAATGCACAAAAATTTGCAATTGAACAAAGACCAAGTATGTTTAGAAGAGGAAGAGTATTTAGTCAAAGTCGTGGCAAAGAACGTAATGAATTTCAAACCTTTAATCCAACAACAAAAGCATGGGAGATGGGGCAGGCATCACATATTACTAAGGCTATTAATGCTAGTGTTTCAAAAATAGCAAAAATGGTTGAACCTTACCTTGGAAATGTTTATGCAAAAATTGAAAAAGGAATTATTACTGGAGCAAAAAAAATAACACAAATTTCATCACCATCAAAACAAACGCAAATTGTTGGAGAGCAAATTGGTCAAGGTGCAATATTAGGAATGAAAGAATATGTTGATGATGCTAACCGTGCTGGAAAACAACTTGGAGCAGCAGGAACTGCAGGACTTGCATCACAATCAGCAAATTATTTATATGGAAAATCAACTGGTATTACAGCAGCAGATAAATCAATTAGAAGACAACAAGAAAAATTAGCAAAACAAAATAAGACGATGTCTATTAGCAACGGTAGCAACGGTAGTAAAGACAAAGTTGCAAAAGATGCAAAAGGTCCACGTGCTGGAATGATCGGCATGGCAGCATCTACGGCGGTAATGGGAGCGTCAATGATGGGCGGTAGAGTTGGAGATACAGCACAACAACTAATGGGACCAATAATGATGGTATCTATGTTGTTTGGAATGATGTCTGCCCCACTTGCAGCAGTTGTATCATTAATAGGTTTACTTGCTTTTGGTATATTTAAATTAAATAAAGCAAAGAAAGACGAAATGAACGCTACCCTAAAACTTATTGATTCAATGGGTACAGGTATAAAGCCTATGCAAGAATTTTCTAAATTTGCTGGTACTGTAACAGCAACAGAAATTATGAATAGAAGACGTGCTAACGAAACGTCTCCATTTCAAATTAAAACTGGCAAAACAACATTTGGCGAAAGTTATGTTCAATCTGATGAAGGAAAATCAAGAGTTGAAAATGTTCAAAAATACATGAATAAATTTGGTCAACCAGCAGCAGTAAAAGATTTATCAAATCAACTAGTTAGTGCAGTAATAACTGGTGCATTGGATTATACACAAGCAAGAAGTATTGCAGCAAATATTGGAGATGCTTTAGGAGACTATGATTTTTCTATAGCAGTAAATGGAAAATTAATAGAGTTATTAGGTGTAAATGGAGAAGATGTATTAAAAAATGGTTTAGAAATAAAAACTAAATTAGTTGAAGAGCAAAGAGACACGTTAACAAGAGGAATGAATTTAACACCTTTTAGATCACAAGTTGGAGTAGCATCAAGTATGGCTTCTCGTACACTTATAACAAATCAATATTCACAAACTTTTACAGAAAGTGGCGGAACCGTATTTGCAAGAATGAAAAATTTACTAGAAACTCAACAACAAATGTTAGACGTAACAGAAGTAGAGTATCAAAAGAAAATAGAAGCAGCACAAATTGCTGGAGATACAAATGAGGTAAATAAACTTATACTGCAAAGAGATAAAGAAAGAGCAGCATTGCTAGATGAAAATGTAAAAAGTTATGATGCAATACAAAAAGTTCTTGCTTCTGGAAGTGCTAAAGATATTCAAGATATAAGAGATGCAGCAAAAACTTCTCTTCAGCAAGCATATAAAGATGATCCACTTGGCCTTGCATTATCAAATCAAGCAATGACTAGAATAGGGGAATCTAATGCTACTTCTGCTCAAAAGGCAATTATTGAATTACAACTTGCATCAAAAGATCTATCACCAAACACTGTTGCTGATATGTTTGCTAGATTTGAAAGTGGAGAAGATATAAAACAAATTATAGATGTTTCTGCTCAATTTGGTGGAAAGTTTGCTGATCAAATGCTTGGTATTGCAAATCAATTTGAGAATAAAGATAAAGCCCTAGACTTTGTTATGAGTTTTACTGGTAAATCAGATGCTGAAGCACAAAAACAATTAGAACTATTTCAATCAATTGGTAAACTTGGTGGAATTGGAGAAGGAATTAATGTGCCAATATTACTTAACTATGCAGAAGATAATCAAGCAAAAAGTAAACAAGCACAAATAAAGTTAGATAAATTATCAAATCAAAAAGATTTAACTAAAGAGTTTGCTGTACAGATAGTTGGACAAAAGGCATTAGATGAACTTGTTGCAAGAGGTCAAGATTGGGAAAAGATGCCAGATGAGGAAAAGAGAACATTTTTAACTACCTCTATATTAACATTAGAATTACAAGGAAATCCTGAATTACAAAAAGCCTATCTTAACTGGCAAAAACAGGCTGGAAATACTGGAAAGTCTTTTGCAGAATATGCTGGATATGCTGGCTTTAAAGTTTCAGAGGATTCCGCTACAGACACAGCCAAGATTCCAGGGGGGGAAGATCCTAATAATAGCGGGGGACCAACAGGGTCACCATTAGACGACATAGTAAAGAAACTAAGAGATGTAAGAAAAGCCACACAAGAAATGACAGTGGGCTGGAACGACTCAGGAAACGCCTTAAAGAAACTTGCCAAAGAAACACTAGGGTTTGGTGGCTTAGCACAAAAACTTAGAGGAGAAGGTGCTGGACAAAATACTATTGACTTCATTACTGGACTATCCCCAGAAGACTATGATAAATACAAATCAATGTTTAAAGATATAAAGGTTTTGCAACAGTCTCTTAATAGTATTGCAATTGGTGATTATGTAGAAGGTCAAAGAAAAATTGCTTCAGATAGTAAAAATCAGGCAATTGCATTTAATGTATTAACTAAGTCTGGGATGTCTCTTGCAGATGCCTATGATGCAATAAAAGATAGTTCGTTTGCAGCAGCAGTTGCACAAGCAAAGGGAGCAGATGTTCTTAAATTAGTTAAAGAAAGGCAACTAACCATTAAACAAATATTTGATAAAGACATAAGCACTAATCAATATTCTAATCAGTTTGATCCTGGGTTTGATGCTGCTATGAAACTTTTTGATATACAAGAAAAATTAATTAGACAAAAAAGAAAAGGCGAACTTGATGCACAACAACTAATTATTGATAATAGTAATAAACAAATTAAATTAGCAAGAAACATTCAAGATGCCAACAATTATCAAATTGCTAGATACGAAGATGGGTTAAAGAGTATTAGTGATCAAGCAGAAGCAATTACAGAAAAGTACGATAAACAATTTGCAGCACTTGATAAAATTTCTAAAATTAATGAAGTAATATCTAGACAAGAAAAAAGTAGAATATCAATTGCTGAGGCATTGTCTCAAGGAGATATATACGCTGCAGCAAGAGCAGCACAAGAACTTCGTGCTCAAAATGCTCAAGATGCAATAGACCAACAAAGAACTGGAATGGAAGCATCTAGGGATGAACAAATAGGTAGACTAAGTGCTAATGGTTTAACTAGAGACCAACTAGAAGAAAAGGTAAAACTATTAAAGGAACAAAATTATAGAATTGATCAAGACACTATTGCACCACTACAAGAACAGGCAAGATTGGCACAAGTTAAAGTTGATCTTATTAATGAAGAAATTAAAGCAGTAACCGAAGTATTTAAAGTTGCTAACATGACTAAGACGGAATGGGAAGAGCAAAAACTTAGAATTGAAGGTGCTGAAGCAGCCGCAGGTAAATATAAAGATGCATTAAATAAAGCACTTGGTGTAGTAGAAACAATAAAGACTACTTATGATCAAATTCTTGAAACCATGAAAACATTATCAACAATGACATTTAGTGGTTTTAGTGGTGACTCAGGACCACCTATCGCAGATGATAAAAAACCTGATGATAAAAAACCAAAGGGTAAAGACAAAGACTCAACATCAACTAAAACAAATAAATTAAGTTCATCATTTTTGTCATCAAACAAATACGCACCATTATCAATGACTGTACCAGGTGTGATGGGTGGTACACAATCTAAGTTAACTACTGCAACTTTGTCAAATATTTATGGTAGTGGAACTTCAAGTTATATTCCTCAAAAATATTTAACCCCTATGCCTAAAAAACAATATGTTCCACCAGTATCAATACCAATTAAAAAGAACTATATGGGTGGCATGATTTCTAAGTTTGCTTCTGGTGGTTTTGCGGTTGGTACTGATACCGTGCCAGCAATGCTAACTCCTGGTGAATTTATTGTAAGTAAATATGGTGTGGATAAATTCGGGGTAGATAACTTAAAGGCAATTAATAAAGGTGACAATCCTTCATCATCTTCAGTGTATAATTATAACTTGAGTGTTAATGTTAAGTCTGATGCAAACCCTAACGAGATTGCTAGAACGGTAATGATGCAGATTAAGCAAATAGATTCTCAAAGAATCAAGGGGAATAGAATATAATGGCAACTTTAAATTACCTTGCTGGTAGAAAGAAATATGGTAGACCCCAAGCACTCTTGTTTGCAGATACCCCTGGAACCCTCATACAGAGTGCAAATGGGATGACTCACGTTCCAGATGGAATTGAGATAAACGCAGTTCCAGATGCTAATCAAAATGAAAGATTTTTGATTTTGTCAGATCATAATCGTGGTCCAATAGATATTAAAAATAATAGACTTGAGCAAAAAGAAAGAACCATTAATGGCAAAATGAGATCATTTTATATTGCAGATAAAAATACTTTTTCTGTAAGTTGGCAAAACTTACCATCTAGATCTTTTTCTAATCTTGCAAATTTTAACAACAGCACTGGAGCAAAAGATGCTGGTTTAGATAACTATACTGTAGATGGTGGAGCAGGAGGAAATGAGTTATTAGATTGGTACTTAAATCATAAAGGTTCTTTTTATCTATTTGTTGCTTATGATAATTATATTAAATTAAAAGATCAAAACAATACATACAATAGACTTGGTGAGTATCAAGAAGTTATAGAAGTATTATTCTCAGATTTTTCATACAGCGTAAATAAAAGAGGATACAGCAAACATGATTTGTGGGATATAAGTTTATCTTTGGAAGAAGCATAATGTTTGTAAAAGAAGACATAAAAGAAGTTTTTGAAACTTCAAATACTGTAGGTGTAAAAGGTTTAGTTTTAGCAGAATGGAATTTAAATAGTTCAGAAAATTTATTAAAAATAGGCAACTATAGATATAGACCATTAGAAAACTTATCTAAATATAAACAAATTTTTGATTCATATGATTATAAGGATACTGGAAACTTTTATACTAATGCAACGGATGCATATATTATTGTAGATGGTGGTGTTGATGATGATAACGAACCACAACTATTTGTTTCAAATAGAAAAAAAGAATCTCAACTATTTTCATTAGAAGATTGTTTTGGCAAATTTAGACCACGATCTGGAATTAATAAAATAAGATATTTTAATAATAAGTATTTTCATAATCCTAATTCATATTTATCAGATAGACCAAGATATTATATGTCAGACAAAAGAGATTATTTTAAATATTGGAGTTCTTATAGAACTGAAGATGGAATTGAAAGAGGTATAGCAAAAAATATATCAAATGGTAAAAATTATATAGATGATGTTGCACCATTTGTAGTATATAAAAATAGTATACCAACTAACAGAATAGTTATCAAAATGCAAACTAACGTAGGAAGCACTGATCTTGGATCCTTTTCTACAGTTTCAGGAACTATAAGTGATCCTTTTTATGGATATGAAAATCAAACAACACCTTTAGTATGGAAAGTACAAAAACTAAGAAATAACATTTGGACAGATTTAATTAGTTTTGATCAAAATTCTACAAGAAGTGATGGAAGCAAAGTAATCAAATCCGATGGACATGTTGAGTTAAAGTATGGAATTGTTACTCCATTAAAATATAAAGACAGTTTTAATTTTATAACAATTTTATTATCTAGTTCACAGTTACCACTAACAGGAAACTATGGAGATGCATTTTTAGTAAGAGATAATTTTAGTGGAGAAGTAGGAACTTTGTATGTATACAATGGACTAGGGTATGACGAATTTGCAGCAAATTATGGTTGGTCTTTATTAGAAAAAGAAGTAGATAAATCATCTTTGGTTACAGAATTGTCTTCACCATTTTCTTATTTTGATAATAATGAAAAAAATATTAAGTATAACCAATTTGAATATATAGATGGTTTAAGAGTTATTGTAACAACCATGAATAAATTTGATAGTGTTTTTGAGTTAATAGAATTATCCCCTAGACTAGTAGCAGATATTACTGATAATGTTATTAACTACACATTGAACAAATCAATATCTGATTTAAATTTAAACGGCTTACCAGTTGGTCAGTTATTGGCTTCTGGTGGAAACTTAGAAATTATTGATCCATCTTTAGCATTCAATAAAAATAATAACTTAAGCATAATTTCTCAATATTTAAATAATAATGTTAAGTTTAGTTTTTATGAAGAGGTATTCACTGGATCTAACGATAATAACTACATACCATTAAAAAAGTTTTATTCAGATAACATACCACAAACAGACATAAAAAATGGAAAAACTTCTGTAGAGTTAAGAGATTTATATTTTTACTTAGAACAAATAAATGCCCCTAACCTATTTTTAACTAACGTTTCTGTTAATTTTGCAATTTCTCTTTTATTAGATTATGCTGGATTTTCTAATTATAAATTTAAAAAAATTGATGATGAAAAAGAGTTAGTAATCCCTTTCTTTTTTTGTAATGACCAAAAAAATATTGCACAAGTCTTAAATGATTTAGCAGTATCTTCTCAGTCTGCAATGTTCTTTAATGAGGAAAATGATTTAGTCGTAATGAGTAAAAACTACACTGTTCCAAAAATAAATGATAGATCAGTAGATATGGTTCTTTACGGTTCAAACAATGTCCTTGTTAATAAAAAAGAAAATATAATTAATGCATCTCTTGTAGATACAAAAGTTTTAAATTCAGGAAACATTAACTATACAACTAGATACATTCAAAAAACTTTAGGATCAATAAAGCAAGCAACTCTTTTAGATAAAGAAAAAACTTGGGTATATAAGCCAACACTTTTGTGGGAAGTGTCTGGAAAAAATAATACTAAAACTGTTAATGAATCAGCAAGCACTATGTCTTCTTATATTCTTTCAGCAATACCACTTGCGTCTTCATTAAATGATATTGCTCCAGTAATTGAAAACAATACTTTAATTAATAACACAATAGATCTTGGAGAAAATGTATATTGGTTAGGAAACTATAATGGTTATTTTTATTCAAACGGAGAGGTTATAAGGTACGATGCTGTTGAATATAATGTTTCAGGATTTGGTAATCTATGGATAACAAACGTTCAAGATTATGAAAATTATTTTTCACAACTTCCATTTAATGGAAAAATGTATCCAACTGGATTAATAAGAATTTATACAGAACTAGACTATGTAGAAAAAAATGGAATTAAGATTTTAAAAAATGGCAATGTTATTAAAAATGGAAGAGCACAATTTGGTACAGAAATTACTAATCATTATGCAGGACTAGATCCATATTGGGTTAATAACGATAACGTTAGAGGATGCAATATGCATTCTGAGTACTTGTTTGGAGATAAAAAAGAAACAGACCGTGTAAAAAATAACGATGGTTCAATAACTATAACCTATAATGATGGAACTGAAATAACAGTAGTTGTTGGTCCTGCTGGAATAAGTAATAATATAGCAAAACAAACTACAAGAACAAGTAAGATTAAAAACTTTTTGTCAAGTTCTTATGTTTCAGAATATGATAATAAGAATTCAATAAATAACAAGTCTGGCAGTGTTCAGTCTTCTGCTTTAGTAATGACAGGCCCTGCATTTGCTTTTGAACAAAAACCAATTGATTATATTAACTATGTGTATAAGCCATTAAACAACAAGTTTAAACATTTTGGAACTAGACTAAGGATAATCGGTAATATTGAAAACAATGAAGTTCGAGGTCAATCACCTGTAGGAAGTATGACATATTACGTATCTCCAGGAAGTGAGCCATCTCAAAACATTAGTATTGGTGGTGGTTCTGGCGGGCTAGGAATTATGGTTAATCCATCAACCAACGTTGGATATTATTTTGAAATAGTTGCACTAACAGAAAACAATATAGAAAAATATAGTAATGGATCTAATATTGCCAATTTATTGTTTTATAAAGTAGGAAAAGATAGCGAAGGAAACCTTGGGGTGCCAGTAAAACTTTGGTCTGGTTCAACAAATATTTTAGTTGACGACGGTAACTTTACTGGTCAATATAGATTAACAGGTGAAGAAAATCCAACAGTATACGATATAGCAGTTGAATATTTAGATATAAACCAAACAAGAAAATTTTATTTGTATATAAATAATAACATAGTTGCTATTGTAGATGACGCAAGCCCACTTCCAATCTATAACAATATGTGTATTTTTACTAGAGGAACATCAAAAGTTATGTTTGAAAACATATTTGCACTTGGCAGTAACTATGCAAAAAATATGGAAGAAAATTTAGATGTTCCTTTTAATAAAATATTTGACAATCAAGAGTTAACTTCTAATGAAGCATTTAGAAAACATGCTCTTAGTTCAGTAGTTCAGTCTACACATCTATCTGGAATTAGTCCAGCAGAGCCACCATCTTACAATTTTTATTTTGATGAATTTGGATCAATAATGAGAGAATGTGCTTACTTTAATATTAAATTTGATAAAGCATATCCAGCATTATATTCAAGAATATCTCCAACCTTTAATCAAATTAAAGGATACACTGTTTCAGGATTTGTGCCAGACGCCTATGGAGCAGAGTTTTTAATTTTTAATGCTACTGATACGGCTTTGTCTTTAGATGAAACATCTGGAAACTATTTAAGAATTCAAGGAGTTGCCTTTACTCAATCAACCAACAACACATTAACTGTGGATGACTACTACAAAGAAAATTCAAATAATATTAAAACACAATACTTAGATGATGCAACTATACAATCAAATGTAGTTTCAAAAAATAAATATGATAAATTAAAAAATAGTAAATCAAAGTATGGAACAAAAGAATTTACTATTGATGTTCCCTACGTGCAATCACGTGATGAAGCAGAGTCTTTGCTTGGCTGGATTGTTGACAAAACAATAGATCCTAAGAGTGCAATTAGCCTAGATATTTTTGCTACACCAATAATTCAATTAGGAGATTTGATAAGTATATATTATAAAGATTTAAATGACGAAAGTGTTATAGCAGCAGAAGATAAAAGGTTTGTTGTATATAATATTACATATTCAAGATCTTCAGTTGGACCAACAATGAAGATATTCTGTTATGAGGTTTCAGATGAGTGACGCAACCCCTAATACACCACAGGTAATTTATGATTCTAAAAATAATTCATTAGTTAAAGTTGCAGATCCACAATATATAATTGTTGGAGATCAAGAAGTATCAATAGACATAATGTCTAACATTATATTTGAAGAAATTGGTAGTCAAGAAATTATTAATATTGATAGAAATGATACTGTTTTTGGATCTACTCTGCTGCATGAAGGAATTCAAAATAATAACAAAATCTTACAAAACTATAACTCATATACTATGGCTCCTGTGTCTGGAACCTCTTATGAGTATTTTAAAAACTTTACAATTGATTTAGGTAAAAAAGTACCTAATGTTGGTAATGGACCAAATGGAGAAAACATATACATAGATGCTTCTAATGAAAGTTTAGTTATAGAATTAGTAAACATAGAAAGTGATGAACAGATAGAAATAAATATCTTAATTTCAGGAACTGGGTATTATGATACAATATAACTTAGGAGATTTCAATGATTACCGATAAAGGCAAAAGCATAATATCTAAATATTTGCTTGGACAAATTCCCTCTTATGGTTCTTACATAGCAGTTGGATGTGGAGCACGACCATTAGAACCATACGTAAGTGGTACATTACCAGACTACTCATCTAAAACTGAATTAGATTTTGAGATGTTAAGGGTTCCAGTTTCATCAAAGGGCATAGTAAATGAAGACGGTATATCAAAAATTGTTCTTACTGCAGAATTACCAACAGAAGAAAGATATGAAATAACAGAGGTTGGTCTTTACTCTGCAGGATTTAATCCTATAACTGGATCATCAAATAGCAAATCTTTGCTATCCTTTACTCAGTTTGAAAATTGGAAAGTTAATGGTTCTACTACACTAAACTTTGTTGCAGAGCCACTAGACGATCCTGTGATTCCAAATATAATAAAAGATTTTTTTACTATAAACAGTCAATCCCTAGAGTTAGATATTTTTCAAACAAACGCCGATAACCCTATATTTTTAAATGACTCTAGATATCTTAGAAATGAAAGATCAAGATTTTTAAACAACATAGTTGTTATGAGAGGAGACTCTTCAACTTTTACTGGGTCAACAGGATCTCTTGTTGGGGCGGGTAACTTCATTCAATTGTCTGGTACATCAATGGACTTGTCTAAATATTCTACATCTGATGAACTTAGGTTAGCATTTAGTGTATTAAATAAAGATGGAAATGATGCAGATATTAATACTTCAAAAATTGCAGTAAGAATTTTAGTAGAGTTTTTGGCCTCAACTGTTCCTAGTGCTTATGCAAGAATGGAAGCAAGGGTTGATCATGTTAACGATGACTCTGCTTCTGATTTTGATGTAAACAGATATTTTGTTGTAAATAAAGAACTTAAGGATATAAACATAACTCAAAATTTTTCTTGGAAATCTGTTGATAGAATTAAGGTTTATGCTCAAGTTCTTACTGGTGCATCAACTGCTAATACTGTAGATGATTCTTATTATGTAGCAATAGATGCTTTAAGAATAGAAAGCAAAAACAATTTAAATCCAGCGTACGGACTAACTGGATATTCAGTAATAAGAAATGCTGATTCTTTACCTATAATTAAAAGTCCCAATACTAGCAACTACATAGAGTTTAGATTTAGTGTGGATGTTGAGTAATGGTTGATAGTAATATTAAAAAAATAACAATTCTTAAAAAAGATCTTCCTGATTATATAGGAGATAACGATAGTTTGTCTTATCAAATAAGATACAGGGTTGTGTCAGAAGATAAAAACAGAACATCACACTGGTCACCAATTTATAAAGTTGGAGAAACTAGTACCTTTGAAGAAGTTGGTTTTGACATTGAAGATATTGCAGGAACGAGTATTCCTCATAATGTTATTATAAATGATGTAGCACATCTTGCAGGAATTTCTTGGACTATGCCAGCACTTTTAATAACTAATCCAACTAATGAAGAAAAAATATTACAAGAAAAGCAAGCGTCAATAAAAAACTTTGATATTTATGTTCAATGGAAAACAGGTGGAACATATGGAAATTGGACATGGGTTGGACTTTCGCAGGGTACTCAATACTCTATGACATATCCATCTACAGGGCCAACACATATGAAGTTTAGAGTACAAAAGATTACACAAGTTAAACAGGCTTTTGATGCTGCTACATATCTAATTAGTAGTGAA